GAACTAGGTGCTTAAAGAGCACACTGCATAGGTCGGGGGCCTTACTGCGGCCGGCGGCGTAAAACATCACCGGCAGTTATAATCTATAAATGTAATAAAGATACAACGGAATATTTTATGATATGTAATTTTTATGGTAACCCAGACTACTGGCGAAATCACAATAACAAATGGTTAGAAGGTAAATGGTTAGTAAAGAAGAAATAATCAAACGAATTAAAAAAGATATGCTTACAAAAGGTTATCTGAATAAGTATAGTAGTTGTTTAAGTAAGCCCACCCCCCGAAAATCTGACTAGCATGATTTCGACTCCTTGTATAAAGGTATGTAAACTGATTGGAAACAGATGTGTAGGGTGTGGTCGTACATTCAATCAAATTAGTAATTGGTTAAACTATACTGAAAGTAAACGAAAAAGAATAATGGAGAAGTTGCATGGACAATGACCCTTATTTACAATTAATGAATGAAATGAAAAGTATTCGTAAAGAGATGAAAGAATTAAACGATAAACTGGACAGCCATATATCGTTTATAGAGAGCGTATATCGTGGACTACGACACCCACTTGACAAAGTAAAGGGTTGGTTCTCATGATATGCCTATTGACAAATCGTAGTTACTGTGATATAGTAGCTACATAATAATAACTAAACTATGGAGTGTATATGTATAAAAAATTAAGTACAACACAAAAAATTATAAACAAACTTAACTCTGGTCGTAATGTGACTTGGTCTTATCTCAAGACAAAAGTTAAATCACCTAGAAAACTGATTGATTCATTGAGAGCATCAGGTATGTGTATCTATCGTAATAATACTACACAAGGTGTTGCGTATAGAGTTGGTAGACCATCAAGAGCTATGATTGCTGCGGCAAATGTTGCTATGGGTTCTACTGCATTAGCTTACTTTGGTAATACTGGTGCGAATTCGTAAAGAAGTTTTAGCTGGATGGACACTCATTGCTTTGATAGTAATGAGTGTTTACTCTTTTTGCTCAATGTCGATGCAAGTGCTCGATGAGAAGCATAAGAATATGACTTACGAGGATTGGGTTAAGCCTCGTCTGTTACAGTAAAAAAATAGCGTAAAAAAAGCGTGAAGACCCTTGACTTATATTGAGAGTATGTTATAGTAATATAGAAAAGAAAGAATTTATGAAAAAAAGATTATTACCCTTTAGAAGTGACAGAGTAGCAAAGTATTATGCAGAGTACCCTGGGTCAGTTTATATCGGTTGGGTCGATAAGAAAGACTTACCCTATCGTTGTGCCTTTGGTGATTACGATGGTGGTGCGTATTGTGTAGAAAGAGATGATGAATGAGTTATACTTTGTTTATTGTTTTAATTTTTACAAATGTGTTTGAAGGTGAACAAAAGACTTTTAGTATTGATGTACCTGACCAGACGATTGAAACTTGCGATGAGGCAATTGAGAATCTACAAATTGATTTAGATTTTCCTGGTATGAAATTTAGTGTCGCTGCGTATTGTCAACCAGGAGGTACAAATGCTTAATGTTTGGTACAAAGTTTGTGACTTTGTTGAATTTAAAATGTGGCCACATAAATTAGAGATACTTGTATTGATACAAGCAATACTTTCTTTGATATTGATATTTGGTTTGTTTTATTCATTAGGAGTTGATTGTTCATGAGTTGGAAAGTAAATTCAGAAAAAATAGCAAAAAGACACAACATACAAACATTTGATAAGTTGACTTATGAACAAGCAAAAGAAATAGGTTTTTGTTATTGTGTACCTTACACAAACAAAGAAGCATCAAAAGAATATGCAAAAGGTGCGAAGGCAGAATTAGATTATAAATTTGAACAATGGAAGAAAGGAGCATCATGAAACTATTAATTGGTATAATCATTGGATTCTTTTTGACTTGGTATTTTCCAATCGAAGATGAAATTGAATCAGCATTTAATAACTCTGATAGATTTTTAGAAGCTGTCATGGACACAATGAATGAAGTCAAAGAAGATAATTCAGTTTCCGAGTAAACAAGAGTTTCGTATAGAGTTTATGATAGATGATGAAATCTCTATGAGAGGCTCTAGTCAAAACATACATTGGAAAATAGAACATAATTATGGTATCGCTAAAGTACAAGCGAGAACAAGAAAACAAGCAAAAGAATTCATCTGTGAGTGTATAGATGTTTTAGAATGGATAGAATGAAATATACTTTAATACTACTGGCAACAATATTATGCTCAAGTTGTTCAAATGTACAACTTGGTTGGAATGAAGATTGTCAATGTCAATTACGAAAACAATTTTAAGGAGAAGTATATGAAAATATTTTTAGTTGCATCTTTACTGTGTATCAGTGCATGTGCAGATAAAGGATATGAAGCATTACCTAATCACGACCACATTAAGTGTACTGGTAAGTGTGATGTAAGATTAAAATAGGAGTTCGTATGAACAAAGATAGATTATGTGCATACTTATTAGTAGCACTCTTTGCAATACTTTACATCATAGGATAACATCATGTGTGGTTGGTATCCTTTAGAAATAGAACATGGACGAAAGAATAAACGAAATATGGAACGAGTTACAAAACCACTTCTCAAGCGAAGTACCAAACCCATACAACTATCCTAAATGTTTTTGGTATTATTTGCAAGTTTATAAATTTGATAAAGATGAAGGTAGAGTTAATAGATAAAATGGGAACTGACTTGTCTGTTGTAAATGCAGCAAGAGTATCCTACGCAAAAGTAAAAGAGAAATTTGAAGCTTCAGATGAACGATTAATTCGTTATCTGGCAGAACACAATCACTGGTCGCCTTTCGCACATACCTTTCTTTCTTTTCGCATCAAGGCACCAGTGTTTGTGGCTAGACAATTAGTCAAACATCAAATAGGTTTAGTTTGGAATGAAGAGAGTCGTAGATATATTTCTGATGATGTAGAAATATATCGCATACGAAACTGGAGAGAGAAACCACAACATAGTAAACAAGGTAGTGGTGAGAATTTAAATCTATCTATTGATATTCAAACTGAAATAAATGAACATATAAATCAAGGTGTAAGTCTTTACAATAAATTATTAAATGAAGGTGTTGCACCAGAACAAGCTCGTGCAGTATTACCACAAAGTATGTATACTAATTGGATATGGTCTGGAACTCTATATGCTTTTGCAAGAGTATGTGGTTTACGATTAGATGACCATGCACAAAAAGAAACGCAAGAGATTGCAAAACAATTAGACATACATTGTGAAGATGCATTTCCTATCTCATGGAAATACTTGACAAAACATAAGGAATAAAGTATAATGAGTACATGGTGGAAAGGGTTTCTATTTGGAGTCCTCACAACAATAACAACTTTAATACTATTAATAAGATGATATTAGAATCTGAAATCTTACGACAAGCAATCAATGATTGTGGTTCTATGGTTCGTAAGTATCAATTTAAAGAAGATAAAAAAGATATATGTTCTTTTTGGTGGAAACAAATTATTCAACTTACAAAGAAAAGAAAAAAAGTTTTGAAAGAAGAACATCGACAGGCCAAAGAGATAGCTGATTATTTCGAATAAATAAGAGTATGGAAAATTCATACTTTATGGGCCGAGATGGTTTTATGTGGTTCATTGGTGTCGTTGAAGATAGAAACGACCCAGAGAGATTAGGCCGAGTCAGAGTTCGTGCACTTGGCTATCACACCGAAGATAAAACTAAAATCCCAACAGACAGTTTACCTTGGGCAACAGTAATGATGCCTGTTACTACACCATCTATGAATGGTTTAGGTCACACACCTTTTTTAGTACAAGGTTCGTGGGTAATTGGTTTTTATAGAGATTCTCAACATCTACAAGAACCTGTAATCATGGGAACTCTTCCAGGTAGACCAGCTGAGTATTCAAATACTGATACAGGTTTTAGTGACCCTGGTGATAATAAAGATTATGGTTATTACGATAAAGAAAAAGACACCTATACATATCCTGTAAGAAAAGAAGAGTCAGATATAAATCGTTTGGCTGTACCAAGTGTAACTCATGGTAATCGTTCAGCCAGAGATGACGCAGCAACACTTGAAGTACCTTTAGCAAATACAACGACCACTTGGGACGAACTTAAAACAACTGATGAAACATCAAGAGGTAAAACAGAAGAACGAGGAACATCTACTGAAACAAATGATGAAAGAGAAGAAAAGAAAAGAGTTGGTTCTGAATATCCATACAATCATGTTAGAGAAACAGAATCTGGTCACATTGTAGAATTTGATGATACTCCGTTTGCAGAGCGTGTGCACGAATATCATCGTACTGGAACTTTTTACGAAGTAGATGCTGATGGTAATAAGGTAACAAGAATTGTTGGAAGTAATTATGAAGTTGTTGCAGGTTCTGAATTTGTAAATGTTAAAGGTGATTGTAATTTAACAATAGACTCTAATTGTAGAACTTATGTAAAAGGTAATTGGGATATACAAGTTGATGGTAACCTGACAGAAGTAATTAAAGGTAATCATACTGAAACGATTGATGGTAGTCATTCTGAAACAATTAAAAAATCTCAATCATCAAGTGTAACAGGAAGTGTATCAGAAACTTATGGTGGAAACCAAGATACTAGAGTTACAGGTAATATAGATATTCGTGGTAAACGAATAGATTTAAACAAGGAGTAATCATGGGTCATGATGATAGTCCAATAATTATAGAACAAAGTATAGATAACTTTGAAGGAACTAAAAGTATTAATGTTAATGCTTCAGAAGGTATGTCCGATGTAGAAGCTGGAATACAATTTATTTATGATATAAAATATCATACAACAGATATTGCTATAGCAACAGCGTATGGTCTTTTCATTTATTTAATCGTTAGACTCATAAATAAAATTACATCATAGGAAGATATAATGGCACCTAGAAAACCTAGAAAAATACAAGTGATAATTCATGAACCCACTTTTAAAAGAACATCGATTGGAAGAGGTAAAGTGAAAACATCAACAATGAATAAAAATAAAAGAAGAAGTTGGAAGAAGTATCGTGGCCAAGGGTGATGGAGAATATATTGTACTGGTAAATGGTGAAGTGAAAACTTACACCAACTGGGAAGATTTACCTAGTTCATTTGAGAACATAATTAAATTTAATCCGACACCTCCACCTTCACCTCACACAAAAGAAGACCACGACTATATAGAAACATTTGATAAGAAACTTCACGAACTTATGGATAGAGAGGAAGAGTAATGCCAGCAGTAACAAGAAAAGGTGACGCAGATGTCACTCATTGTTCAACACCATTTAGATTGGGTTGTTCAGAAGATGTATTTGTAAACGATATCGGAGTATCACGACAAGGTGATGTAAATACAGTTCATGTATTACCTGGTTTACCTTGTCCTTCTCATCAACAAGTTATTACCACAGGTTCAACAACTGTCTTTGTAAACAATGTAGGTTGTGGTCGTATTGGTGATGGTATTACAGCTTGTACTTCAGTTGCACAAGGAAGTCCTGATGTTTTCGCAGGAGGTTAGTATAAATAATATCAGGAGAAACCTATGCCAACTTCTGGAAGTTTAAATTACGATGCTAGTATTACGAATGAGAAACGAAGTGTTCGTATATACAAAGATTTAAATCTAAATTTTAATACTAATGTTGTAACAAAAGACATTGCTAAACTTACTGATGTTGAAGCAATAAAACGAAGTGTGAGAAATCTTGTACAACTTAATCATTATGAAAAACCTTTTCACCCAGAGATAGGTTCTAATATTCGTAGAACATTATTTGAAACTCTTTCACCAATTACAGCTGTTATGTTATCAGAGCAAATTGAAAATGTAATTAGAACATATGAACCAAGAGTTGAATTACATAGAGTTGACTCCATACCTAATTTAGATAGAAATGCATATGATGTTCGTATTGAATTTTTTATTGTTAATGCACCTGCAGAATTAGTTGCACTTGATGTATTATTAGAAAGAGTAAGATGATAGAAGATGGCCCTATGAAAGAACACATGGAAAGAAGTAAAGAAGGTGTTATCAAATCACAGTATATAACATACACAGTTAAGAATGGTATGTTAGTAAAAGAAATTAGTACAAGAGATTATAAGAATTCAGCAAAAGGTGACTATGTTGATTCTATAACTAGTGAACCAATAGTAGAGGTAAAATAATGGCAACGACAGATAAAAGATTAGATATTTCAGAATTAGATTTTGATGACATTAAAACAAACTTAAAAACATTTTTAAGAAACCAAACAGAATTTACTGATTATGATTTTGAAGGCTCAGGTATGTCTTCATTATTAGATTTATTATCTTATAATACTCACTATCTTTCTATGAATGCAAATCTACTTGCAAACGAAATGTTTATCGATACAGCATCATTAAGGTCTTCAGTTGTGTCACATGCTAAAACTTTAGGTTACACACCAAGAAGTGTAAGAGCACCACAAGCAACAGTTGATATAACTCTTAACGATACCTCTGTCACTACAGCAACTCTTGCAAGAGGTACAAAGTTTTCAACAGTGGTAAACGATGTAACTTATAATTTTTTAGTTAATACTGCAAGAACAAAATCAAGAGTTGATAATGTATTAACTTTTGATAATGTAGTTTTGTATGAAGGCTCTTTAATCACTACAAGATATACAGCAGACTCAACAAATGTAGACCAAAGATTTATTATACCTGATAGTAATGCTGATACAACAACACTAACTGTAAGTGTACAAAATTCGTCAACAGATACCACGACAACAGTTTTTACATTAGCAACAGACATATCTCAAGTATCAGACACATCTAACTCTTATTTTTTACAAGAGATAGAGAATGGTCAATTTGAAGTTTACTTTGGTGACGGAGTTATTGGTAAGGCTTTAACAGATAACAATATTGTTATACTAGAATATATTGTAACAAACAAATCAGCTTCTAATGGTGCATCTACCTTTACTCCGCCTGGTAGTATTAGTGGTTCATCTGATAATTCAGTTGCAACAGTTTCTACAGCGTCAGGTGGTGCTGAAGCTGAAAACATTCAAAGTATTAAATTAAATGCACCTTTAGATTATGCAAGTCAAGGTCGTGCAGTTACAACAAACGATTTCAAAGTTATTGTACCTACACTTTTTGCTAACACACAATCAGTTTCAGTATGGGGTGGTGAAGATAATGACCCTGCAAGTTATGGTAAAGTTTTTATATCTGTTAAAACAACAACAGGTTCAGACCTTACATCAACACAAAAAAGAAATTTAGAAAGTAGTTTAAAAAGTTATGTTGTTAGTTCTATCAGACCAGAGGTCGTTGACCCAGAAGTGATTTCTATTAGATTAACAACAACATTTAAATATAACTCTACTGCAACAACTAAAACTAATAACGATTTAGCAGCATTAGTTTCAACCACAATAGCAGATT